CAAGACCCTCCGGGAGAGGGTCGCGCGTGAGAGATTTTTAGGAAGGAGCGGTGAAAAATGGCAAAGTTGGATATTCCGATAACGGCGATGGAGCCGGAGGAAATCAAGAATGATTTGATTGCGCAGCTCAAAGCAAAGGGCGCTGACGTTGCGGTTTTCGAGGATCTGATTGACAGATACCTGTTTTACCGCGAGCTGGAAATCGAGATGCAGCGCGATATTGCGGAGCGGGGTCTGTGCTATCCGTCCGTTTCCGCGACGGGCAAGGAATACGTCAAGGACAACCCGTCCGTCAAGGGTGCGGTCATGTATAACAAGCAGTGCCTCGCGATTCTGAACCAGCTCGACCTGTCGCCAAAGACAGTTGTGGTGCCGAGTGGCGAGGACGATGATGATTTGTGATAACCTGCCGATATATCTCTGACTACATCGAGCAGGTGCGGCACGGTCCGTATAAAGTCTGCCGCGAGCAGCTTCTCCTTGTTGATTTCGTCGAGCACGTCTTTGCAACCGAGAGTGTGTATGTGGATGAAGATCAGGCGGAGCGGTATTTCAAGCTGGAACGGTTCTTCGAATACAAACTTTTTGCATGGGAACGCTTTTGTTTCGTCCTGCATAACTGCACCTATTCCATGCCCGGTGTTCTCCGCTTTTCGACGCTGGTCATACTGGTCGGACGCGGAGCGGGAAAGAACGGCTATCTTGCGTTTGAGGATTTCGCTCTGGTCACGCCTGTCAACGGAATCAGCAAATACCACATTGACATTTGCGCGACCTCCGAGGAGCAGGCAAAGACATCATTCGACGATATATACGACGTTCTGGACAGCAACCGAAAAACAATGGAGAAAAAATTTTATTGGAACAAGGTTGTTATCAGAAATCTGAAAACAAAGTCAGAGATACGTTACCGCACCTCTAACGCCAAGAGCAAGGACGGCGGCAGACAGGGCAAAATTGACTTTGACGAGTACCATGCTTATGAAAACTATGACCTGATCAACGTATTCAAGACCGGCTTCGGTAAAAAGCCGATGCCGCGCGAGACCATCACCACAACGATGGGTGACGTCCGTGACGGTCCGCTCGACGAATTGCTCAGCGATATGCTGCAGATTCTGAACGGTGATATCCCCGACAACGGAATGCTCTGTTTCATTTGCCGCCTGGACAATATCAAAGAGATCGACGACGAGGCGAACTGGTATAAAGCGAATCCCAGCCTTCAATATTTTCCAAATCTCCTTGCCGAGATGCGCAAGGAATATCACGAATGGAAGCGCAACAACTACGGTCATTCCGCTTTCGTGACCAAGCGCATGAACATCCCGTTCGGAACAAGCGAGGAGCCTGTAACGGCGTGGGAGAACATCAAGGCAACCAACCGCCCCGTGATTGATTTGGAGGGCAGAGAGTGCGTGTTCGGGCTGGACTACGCGAGAATCAACGATTTTCTCGGCGTTGTCCTGAAATTCAACGCCGACGGGCTGATATACACCGTCCAGCATTCGTGGGTATGCTCCAACAGCCGCGACTGGTCACGCATCAAGTTCCCGATTCGCGAAGCAGAGCAGGAGGGATTGCTGACCGTCGTCAATACGGTGGAAATCTCTCCCGAACTGCCCGTTCAGTGGCTCGCAGAGATGCAGAAGCGGTACAACATCCTCGCGGGTGCGCTGGACAGTTACCGCTATGATCTGATAAAGAAATATTTGGAATCCATCGGTTTTGACCCGGACAGGAACGGCGCGAACAATCTGAAATTGGTGCGGCCGTCTGATATCGTCAGGGTACAACCACAGATTAAATCTGATTTTGATAATCAACGCGTGATTTTCGGCGACGACAAACTCATGCGCTGGTACACCAACAACACGAAAACAATCCCGCTCAAGGGCAACAAATACGAAACAAGTAATTTTACATTTGGCAAAATCGAGCCGCGCAGTCGTAAAACAGACGGATTCTTCGCGTTCGCGGCGGCATATACACAGGACGACAAGCTGACAAGCGAGGAGCTGTCAGACGATATTTTCGGATTTATGAAAGTCCGCAGTTATTAAGGAGGTGAAAAGGATGGGTGTGATCGTTGAATTTTTCAAGGGTCTTATCGGCGAAAAGCCGAGAGCGGCGTCGTCGGTGACGGTGACGGGCGGCAGAGAGACCGCTTTTGATTCCTTTTATCTGACCGAGATCGCTCTTTTCACCACGATCGACCTTATCGCGCGGACGCTTTCAAAATGCGAGTTCGTTACGGTCAGCGGCAACAAAGAGATTCGCGGCGCGGAGTATTTTCTGTGGAACTACAAGCCCAACCGCAATCAGATCAAGACGGAGTTTTTGATCGAGCTCGTGTCAAAGCTGATCCTGCGCAACGAGGCGCTTGTGATCGAGACCTCGGACGGACAGCTTCTTGTCGCGGATTCCTTCGGCAGAGAGATACGGGCGGTCACGGACGATATCTTCACGGGAGTGACGGCGCGGAACCTCAGCTTCGGCACCTTCCGCTCCCGCGACGTGATCTATCTGCAATACAACAGCGTGAGCGTCACCAATCTGCTCAGAGGGCTTTGCGGGACATATCAGCAGCTCATGGCTGACGCCGCCGAGAAATACGAGCAGCAGTCGGGTCACAAGGTGGTGCTCGGCATAAACGCCAATCCGACCGGCGACAAGGAATTCAAAAAGCGGCTGGACGAAATGCTCGAAAATGATTTCAAGGTGTTTTTTGGAAAGAAAAACGCTGTTCTGCCGCTCTATAAGAATTTCAGCTACGATGAGCCGACGACTGATGCGAAAAGCAAAGCTGTTTCCGAGATAAGCGACCTCAAGCAGCTTCGAGCCGAGGCTTTCAACGCGGTGGGCAACGCCTTCCATATCCCTCCGGCGGTCATCAGCGGCGAGGCGTCGATGCTCTCGGAGGCGACGCAGGCTTTTGTCGGCAATGCAGTCGACCCGATAGCTCACATGCTCGCGCAGGCTGTGACAGTCAGGCGTTACGGCGAGAGCGAATTCCTGAAGGGAAACTACATGCTGATAGACACGACATTCGCCCGTCACATCGACGCGATCAGCGGCGCGGTGAATCTGGACAAGGCGATAGCCTGCGGAGTCCTCAGTCCGTACAGAGCGCAGCGCTATTGCAACATGCTGCCGTGTGACGAGGAATGGGCAAGGAAATATTACATCACGAAAAACTACGAGGAAAACGAGCGGAAAGGTGGTGAGGAATAAATGCTGAGAAAACAATTTGAAGTCAGGCAGATCGCGGAGAACAAGGTGCTTGAACTGTATCTCTACGGTGAAATTTGCAGTGATTGGTATGACTGGTGGAATGGTCAGATAGTAGAATCCACGACCTCTGCGAATTACGTCCGCAAGGCTGTGAGCGAGGCGGGAGAGGTCGACGAGATCAAGGTCTATATCAATTCATGCGGCGGTTCAGTAGACGAGGGCAACGCGATCTATAACATTCTCAAACGCTCAAAGGCAAAAAAGACCGTTTATGTGGATGCGTTCGCGTACAGCGTAGCTTCGGTCATCGCTATGGCAGGCGATAAGGTCATTATGCCGTCCAACACGACAATGATGATCCACAACGCCATGATGCGTGCCTACGGCAACAGCAAGGAGCTGCGTCAGGCGGCTGACAATCTCGACAAGATCAATGAAGCAAGCTGCAACACTTATCTTGTGAAGGCAAAGGATAAGCTGACACGCGAACAGCTCAACGAGCTGCTTGACGCGGAAACATTCTTCACCGCCGAGGAAGCGCTCGCTTACGGCTTGTGCGACGAGATCGTTGATCCTGTCGATACAGAAGGCAGCGAGGAAGTTATTAAACAGGCGCTCGAAAATAAGAATCCTGTCGCAAAGATGGCGATGGAACAGATCAGACAGGCTCAAAGGGAGCCTGAGCCGCAGAAGCCCGAGCCGGAGCAAAAGACTCAGGACTGCTTTGAATGGCTCGCCGGAGAGATATTCCGCGCGAAGCCCTCGGAATGATTTCAGAAAAGAAAGGAAAATGCAAAATGAAGAACAAGGACAAAAACATGACCGCGATCCAGCGCTTCAACGCCGATTTCAAGGCGGCGATGGAGGCGAAGGATTTTGACAAGATCGGCGAGGCTGTTCAGACCTACAGCGAAAGCCTCGTTTCGGAGCTTTCCGACGCCGCGAGGGAATACCGTCAGACTGCTGACGCTTCTATTCTCGCCGCCCGCGGTATCCGCACCCTGACAGGCGCGGAGCAGAAATTTTATGACAACTTCATCGAGGCTGCTTCTTCTCCTGATCCCAAGCAGGCGCTCACGGGTCTGGACAAGACTATCCCTCAGACCATTATCGACACGGTGCTCTCTGACATCGAGAACGCCCATCCGCTGCTCGCGGCTCTCGATATCGTCAACACCTACGGCTCCATCAAATGGCTGATGGCGACTGATAAGAAGCAGCTCGCACAGTGGGGAAGGATCACGACCGCCATCACTCAGGCGCTCGACGGCGCTATCAAGGAGGTCGAGTTCAGCGCGAGCAAGCTCACCGCTTATATCCCCGTACCCAAGGACCTTCTTGCTCTCGGCGCGAGCTACATCGACGCTTATGTGCGCAGCATACTCGCTGACGCTCTTGCAAACGGCTTGGAGTACGGCGCAGTCAAGGGCACCGGCGCGAATCAGCCTGTCGGTATGGATAAGGACCTTGACGGCAATATCTCCGCTCAGGGCGTCTACACTGCCAAGACAGCGGTTTCCGTCACCTCCTTTGACGTGCCCGGATATATGGCGCTCGTCGCGCTTCTCGCCGAAAAGCCCAAGGCTGAGGGCGAGGCGAACGGCAGACCCAGAGCTGTTTCCAAGGTCGCGCTTATCTGCAATCCCGCAGATTATCTCACCAAGGTGATTCCTGCGACAACGGTTCTCGCGACAGACGGCAGCTACAAGGGCAATGTGTTCCCGTTCCCGACTGAGGTGTTCCAGTCTGAGGCTTGCAGCGCGGGCGAGGCTTATCTCGGTCTGATGGAGAACGGCAAAATCAAGTATAAGCTGTTCCTCTCTACCGGAAAGAACGGCAATATCGAGTATTCCGACGATTATCAGTTCCTTGAGGACAACCGCGTCTACGCCGTCAAGCTCCTCGGCACCGGAAGGCCCGTTGACAATAACTGCTTTGTCAAGCTGAACATCGCGAACCTCGAAGCGCTCAAGCTCAAGGTCGAGGTCAGCAACATCGCTGACGCGGCAGGCAATTAAGCAATAACGGAACGGAGGTAAACCATCATGGTATCAGATGCATTGCTGCTGAAAGTTAAGACAATGCTCGATTATACCGCATCGGAAAAAGCGGATGTTGACAAGCTCACTCTGCTGATTGAGGACGGTATGCAGCGCCTCCGTTCCTATGCTCCCGACATCACCGACAAGGAGTTTGAGGAACCCACGGCGGCGCGGGAAATGCTGATGAGCTACGTCAGATATGCGCATTCCAACGCGACGGAGCTGTGGAAGGAAAACTACGGCGAGGAAATCACCAGTTTTCGACTTGCATACCTAGCGCGGGAAGCGGAGAGGGAGGAAACCTGTGAAAATCAGAAACAAAACAGAATTTTTGCAGTTCAACGACGGATTCGTGACTCTGTATCGGACGAATGACGACGATGAAATCATCCGCAATCCGGCGGTAATGTACAGATTCGGAAACAGAAAACTCGGCGTTAATCGGTTTTATGCCGCAAAGCAGAATGATATCGAGCTGAGCCGTGTGATTCATATTCACCGTAATCCGGACGTTACCACACAGTACGCCGCTGTTATTAACAGAACGCGGTACAAAATCGAGCAGGTGCAGCACGACGATGAAAGCAATCCGCGGTCAACCGTTATCAGCCTGTCACAGCGCGGTTTATGGGAGGAAAAAGCATGATGATCATTCATCACTATGGCGAAATCAAGACACTGTTTTCCCACTGTGGAATCACCGCAAGGGAAGCGGATTTTGACAAGTCAAAGCCTACGCCTTATATTGCGTATTACCGCAGCGCCGAACGCTATATACGAGCCGACGGCATAACGATCTACACCGTTATCAGCATGGCGGCGGAGTTGTATACAAAGCGCACAGACACCGCAACTGAGCCGATTTTTGAAAAGTATTTCCGGGATAACGGCATTGTCGCCAAAAAATCCGAACGCGTGTTCGTAGAGGGTGAAAACTACTATGAGACGGTATATGAGTTTGAACTGGTGATGAAGTGAGCTATAAGGTTAAGACAAACGAAGTTGGTTCTGCGGTCAGTGGGATCCTGCTGCAGTACACCGCGGACGTCCAGTATGACATTATTAAGCTGACCAACGAAACAGCTGACAAGCTGAAAGAGCAGATCAAGAAAGGCTCTCCCGTCGATTGGCGAAAAGTCAAGCGTCGCGGAAAGTATAAGAGAAGCTGGCGGGTCAGAACCACACGAGATGATCTGTACGCCTATGAGAGGACAGTCCACGCAGGCGGCAAGGAATACCGTCTGACGCACCTGCTCGAGTTCGGTCACAAGACGAGCAGAGGAAACAGAACGAAAGCGGAGCCGCATATCGCGCCTGCCGCTGAAAGAATAATAAACGAATATGTCAAAGGCATATCCGAAATCGTGCGCGGCTCGTCCCGTTACGGCGGCGGCCGCAGAAATTACAAAAAATAAGGAGAGAAAGAACGTATGAACAGAACTATTGCTAAGATCGGCTACGCGCCCATCACAGCGCGTGCGGCGACAGGTTACACCTACGGCACTGTAAAGTGGTTCGACGAAAACGGCGGCGCAGGCAGAAACGTCAGCTCGACGCCCTTCGGCGAAACCTATTCGATTTTCGGTAACGGTCGTATGATCTACGGCGGCGAAATCAACAACGGCCGTGACCTCGAGGTCACGCTGATCGATATTCTCGATGACATCCGCAAGGACTGGCTCGGGGAAGTCCAAATGTCAAACGGTTACATGGAAAAAGCTCTCAGCACCGAACTGCCGCGTTTTGCGCTGATTATCGCAAAGGAAAAGTTTGATTCCAACAAGCTTTACGAGGTCGACACCTATTTTGACTGTCAGATTTCGGAGCGCAGAAGCTTCACCGACAAGACCTCGGAGAACAACTTCGACCCCGAGTTTCCCACGTACAAGATTAAGGCGTTCCCTACGCTCGACAACAAGTACGTCGTATGGCAGCAGGATCTCGACGAGCTCCCGACAACACTCACCACACCGACGATTCCCGCGGCGCCTGCCACACCTTAATGGTGGCATAATATGACGATCATTATCGACAACAAAAGAGTAAAGGTGGGGGCAAATGCCTCTACCTTAATTTTGTACGAGGACAGATTCAAGGGCAGACGGCTCCTGCGCGACGCATCAGAGCTGCTTGCAATGGCTGACACAACAGACGTTCCGTTTGGTCTGGTGGCGCGGATCCTGTGGGCAGAGGTCAAGACTGCCGATGCGGACGCACCTGATTTTTACGAATGGATAAAAGGCTATTCCATCGGCGACATTGTTGAAGCGCGGATTGACGTGCTCACGTTGCTCGCGGAGAGCATCCAAACAGTAAAAAAACCGAAAGCGGCAGCGATTCGGGAACGCATATGGCGGCGGCTGACGTTCTGGCGTATGCGTCGCAATGCGGATTGACTGCCGCAGATTTTGAAAAAATGTCAATCGGATTCGTGATTGACGTATGCCTTGCCCGCATCGATCTGATAAAGGGCAAAAAGAACAGCGACGAGGAAACATATCTGAAAATGAAAGGTATTGTGGATTCGGTCAGAGCTAAGTTTGAGAGCGGCGGCATTTCGCAGGCTCGATACGATGATTTTATGACAAAATACAGACGATTGGAGGCTATATATGGGTTCGAGTACGATTAAGGGAATCACCGTCGCGCTCGGCGGCGATACGACCCAGCTTCAAAAATCGTTTAAGGATTTGGACGGCAAGTCCCGTTCCTTGCAGAAAGAATTGGCACTCGTCAACAAGGAGCTGAAATTTGACCCGAAAAACTCGACTTTGCTCGCGGCGAAGCAGGATGTTTTGAAAGAGAAGGTAGAAGCTACCCGTCAAAAGCTCAAACTGCTCAACGATATGCAGGCTGAGGTCGAGAAGCAAGCGAAAGCGGGCACTCTCGGCGCGGATAAGTACCGTCAGTATCAGATCGAGGTTGAGAGCACGAAGAATATTCTGGCAAACCTCGAAAAGCAGCTGAAAACCACAGGGGACGAATTCGCGGAGGTCCAGCGAAAGTCAGGCGCGGTGACCTTCAAGAACGCCGAGGACAAGGTTGAGCACTTCAAGGGCAAGGTCAAGGACATGACCAAAGAAGCGCTTGCGGACGCTGAAAAGCTGGCAAAGGGCTTTGACAAGGTGGGCGACGGCTTGGAGAAGGTCGGCGGTGTTGTCAATAAAGGCTCTGCCGCTGCCGCCGCCGTTCTCGCGGGGTCCGTTGCATCGTTCAAGGATTTGGACAATGGTTATGACATCATTGTTAAAAAGACCGGCGCGACCGAGGAAGCGTTTGACAGTCTGAAAACGACGGCTGACGAGATTTTCAGCGGATCCGTGTTCGATATGTCAGACATCGGAAACGCGATCGGCGAGGTCAACACGCGTTTCGGCTATACGGACGAAAAGCTGAAATCCGTGACAGAGAGCTATCTGCAATTCGCGAAGATCAACGACGCGGATGTTTCCGACAGCATTTCCAAAACGGCGCGCATCATGCAGGCGTGGGATATCTCCGCCGACAATCTGCCCGATCTGCTTGGTATGATTACTGCCAAGGGGCAGGAAACAGGCGTAGCGGTCGGCGGTCTGATGGACAAGGTTCTCGACAACAATGCCACATTCAAGGAAATGGGCTTGTCGCTGGAGGAGTCCATCACGCTGATGGCGCAGTTTGAGCGCAACGGTGTGAACGATTCCACCGCGCTGACAGCGATGAAAACGGCGGTGAAAAACGCCGCCAAAGAGGGCAAACCTCTGAGCGACGTTCTGCGCGAGAATGTAAATGACATCAAAAACGCGTCGAATGAGACCGAGGCACTCCAAAAAGCAACGGAGCTGTTCGGTTCCAAAGGCGCGGCAGAGATGGCGAACGCGATCAAAGAGGGCAGAATCGACTTTGATAACCTGTCAGGTTCGATGTCCTCTTATAAAGATACCGTCAAAAAGACCTACGACGCGACGCTCGACCCGCTCGAGGAGTCAAAGCAGGTAATCAACAACCTCAAGCTCGCGGGCGCGGATTTGGCTGCTACGGCGCTGAAAGAGGGACAGCCGCTGATTGAAGATGTGATCGACGGCGTTAAGGGTGTTACAAATTGGCTCAAAAAGCTCACGCCCGAGGAAAAGAAAACGCTGACGGAAGCTATCAAGATAGTCGCTGTCGCGGGTCCTGCGGTTACCATCGGAGGCAAACTCACCAAGGGAATCGGTAGTATTGTGGGGCTGCTCCCCAAAATGGCAAGTGCTTTTACAAGTTTGACTGCCAGCACAACAACGGCGACCGTTGCGCAGGAAGGGCTAAACACTGCACAGAGCGCAAATCCCATTGGCGCAGTACTTACAGCGGTTGGTTTATTAGTTGCCGCA